TTAGTGCGTGATGGTCATATCCTCGCGCCCTGTAAGCCTGTACGCTGTATTAAGTATGTTATGCATCATTTCGGCACTCAATATGGTTCCCGGCTCAGGACTGATGTCCATGAGGTTCCCGGGAATATTTTTAAATTCTTCATATAACAACCAGGTTTCGTATGATTCGTACTGGACGTATGGTGTTTTGTTAGATTCTGTGTTCATCAAGTCAATGTTATCCTCTCTGTAATTATATAAATTATAGCACATTACAGAAATATAAAACAGCCCGGAGTCTTCACCAGATTCCGGGCTGTTCCTTTTTGAATTATTTTTTAATGACGAATTGAGAAGCTCTGCTTACCGCATCTTTTAACCTTCCATACCAGGGTGCTTTACTCGTCCACTTAAATTCCGGCATATCCTTACCATTATTAGCTTTGTAAATATCATTCAAAACCTTCTTTTCATCTGGGTGGTTTAGCGGATGCGCCGTGAATCCATCAAAGTAATACACCTTATCTTTGTCCAAATCTGTAATTTTGTAAAAACACTGCATAGTTGTTACCTTCCTTTCTGTTGGTTGTTTGTCTGGTACTTTGTTAATATCTACGGTACTACCTGTAATTCCTTCTGCAATTAATTTTGCGATTCCGTTTACTCCGACACTACGATACAGACCAGCGTCTTTTGTATTGTCGCAAAAAAGTGCCTCCACAATCATTGCTGGCATAGAAGATGCATTCAAGTCATGATATCCGGTGTTATATTTTACTCCTCTGTTCTGAAATCCCTTTGAGGCAAAATGTTGGCATATGCGGCTTGCAATGCTATTCATACTGCTGTTGTTTCCATTGTACATCCATACTTCTGTGCCATTCCCGGCTCCGCCCGAGGCATTCATGTGGATTGTGACATAAATATCGCAATTGTTGGAATTTGCCTTGTTAGTACCTTCTGATAACTCGGCATTCATTGTGCTGGCATCTGAATTACAATTGATTACAGTATGCCCTGCCGCCTGCAGCATAGGGACCATTTCATTGTATATTTTACGGACCTCCGCCTGCTCGTCTATAATCCCCATTGCGCCCTTGCAGTTAGGGGAGTGTCCACCTCTTAATCCTATTTTCATATATTTTCCCTTCCTGCCGACACTCGCCGGCGCAAAAAGAGGACGATGTCACTCGCCCTCTGTATCTTTCTTACCATCTCTATTCAATAAATTCCGCAACATCTCATACAGGCCGGTACTTGCGAGGCCACTAATCATACCGCCTAAGATTACCTCTGCATTGATTCCGGGATAATTTATCAAGACTGCAATAATCACACCGAGTATCAACGCGGACAGTGGTATGTACCGGTTAGGAACCTTTGGTGCGGCGGTCTTTATACCGTATCCTACCATAAGGCAGATACCTAAAATAAGCGGGTTAATGTAGTTGGTTAAAAATGATATGTCCATAGTTTATCTCTCCTATTCTGCCCAGCTGTGAGCTTCTTGGTTAATGTGTTTCTCAATCTTGTTTATCGCTTCGGTCACGGGACCATTACACCCTTGCTCTTTAAGCCCTTTCAAGCAGGCAAGCACGCCGTATGTGAGAAGACACTGTTCTCTCTTCATCTTTTCAATCTCGTTATCCTGTTTATTTTGTCTGAGATACCAACGATATACCGCAAAAATCGCAGAAAAAATGACTACAACCGCCGTAATAACGCTTGCAATCGTAATGATAATATTTGCGTCAATGTACACTAAATGTTCCTGCCTTTCTCAATTTTTGCAATCTCCATTATTCACCTTCAGTATCAGGGTCGATAATCAAGTCCTCGCAGCCAGAATCAGCCAAGACTTCTCTTACCTGCTCTTTCAGTAGCCTTGGGACCTGATCATAAGTTTTCTTTCCCAGCATAATCTGCTGTGCCCATAACATTGCCATCATTTCTTTTCCTTCCTTTCCTGTTAAAAATATAATTATATTGGTTAATAGTTTCATTAGCTGTACACCTCTTCCGACATTTCAAGCAAGCATCCCGTAAGTATTTCAATCTGATCTTTCAATGCGGAGTTTTCTGCTTCCAGTTCTGCCATTTTGGAGGCTGTATCCTTACCATCCTGTTGCATTTCTACAATCCAGATACCACCGGAGTTTTCACGGATATACGAAAAAACAGTGTAATTCTCGTATACCTCTCCCGTCCCATCCACCTCTATGCGAGCAGTTGTTACCGGGTCCGTAAACAGGTGTTTTAACTGCTCATATACATTTTTAATAACATTCACCTGCAGGATTCCGTCAGCCGCAGTAATGGACTGTATCTCAAGTGTTTGTCCGTCCTTAAATAACAACTTCAT